CTTTTTTTGGTATCGCTTTTTTTAAAAAGCGATTTAGATCGTTTATTACTTTTTTTGGTATCGCTTTTTTTAAAAAGCGATTTAGATCGTTTATTACTTTTTAAAAAAAGCGATTTATATTTTTTTTCAACTCCTTCGCAACCTTTATAATCGGTATTTTTAAACATGTCAAAAAAATATGTATTTGTTAGTTTGATTTTTTCTTCTATAGATTGTGTTTTATTTATATCCTCAAATTTCAACTCAAATTTCAACTCAAAGTTAAACTTATTTTCATGTACAAGATTTACTAATTTTTCGGTAGGAATAATTTCACTCTCGTAATCATGAGCTAAAAATATTTTTAAAGATATCATGAAAGCAGCTAATACCATATATTTTAATAATGAAAGATCAACTCTCCCTTTATTTTTTTTGATTTGATTCTTAGTAATAGAAACACTACATTGTCTAATAACTATCCACAAATTTTCTTTCAAATATTCAGATTTTTCATCGTCAGTTAACGGTATAAATTCTTTATATGTTTTATGAAATGGAGTTTCCCATTGACTCTCCTTGGTATATTTATTATAATAATATTGCTCTCCAGAAGTTTTAGAAGTTTTTATTTCCCATCCATGTGATTCATTTATTTTTTTACTAGGTAGATTTAGTTTTACAGTGTTATCTCGTAGTAAAACTTTGATATCATTTATGAAATATTTATGTAATATTTTGAGAATTTCTTCTATACATCGCATGATATACGGATAATGACTATTTTTATATTTTGTATCTGTAAAATATGTGATTGTATCTTCTCCACCATTTTCTACATCACTCCAATCATCAGGCCACAAATCATCTTCATTTTCCGAATCACCCCAATCAGCCATTTATATATTTAGTTTTTATATTTTCATAAAAATAAAACAATTAATTTAAAGAAAAAATAGAATAAAAATGACAAGATCTGTTCTGTTTACACGAAATAAAACATATTTACCTTCTGTTAAAGAACTAAAAACATGGACTCCTCAGCAATTAAAAATAGAATTGAAGCAATTTCCTACTAATTTATTGGCTTATTTAGTTATGCAATTTGATAACCCTTTTAACTATCCTAGTGATAATGATTTTATTAACGAGTTGATGAAGAATCCGTATCGAACTATTTCTGATTTACAAACGCGAGTATGGCTACATGGAAACGTTTATTAACGTTCTGTTCGTAAATTTGAAAATTAATTTTGATTATTTTTAATGTTTAAAAATAATGCAATTAGATAAAATTAAAGATATTGAAGATTTTGCTCGACAAAATGCCCAAACTTTTCAATTTAAAGTATTTGATCGATCCGAAGAAACTATTTCCAAACTTCGTGATCATATCCACTTTTTACTTTCATTAATTAATGATAATAAAAATAATACTTTTAATAACTTTTCACATGAATCGTTACGACCTTCTTATAAAAAACTTAAATTTGTTCCTAGTAAAGCTGCATTGAATGAAGTCTATATTAATATGACAGAAACAGAAGATTTACCACGTTCTGAAATACTTGAAAATTATCTTATGAGTAGTATATGCCGTGGTATTTCTGGTGTATCGGTTGTGGCTGTCTTTCTGAGCCCCTATCCAAATGGACAACCCTTTTCATGTCAATGGGATTGTGATTTTTGTCCGTTAGAACCGGGTCAACCTCGTAGTTATCTTTTTTCAGAACCAGGTGTGCTTCGCGCCAACCAAAACAAATTTGATTGTGTTGAACAGATGTATTCACGTATTCATAGTTTACGAGTATGTGGTCATCCGGCTGATAAGTTTGAAATTCTTATTTTGGGTGGAACGATTTACTCTTATCCAAAAGACTATTTGGAAGAATTTATGCGAGATATTTTTTATGCAGCCAATACATGTTTTGAGCATCATTCACGCGACCGAAAAACGCTTCGTGAAGAACAAGACATTAATGAATTTGAAACGGAACACAGAATTATTGGTATTACAGTAGAAACTCGTCCTGATTGTATTAAACCAAGTGAACTTGTTGATTTCCGTAGATGGGGTGTAACACGTGTTCAAATTGGTGTTCAACATACAGATGATGAAATTTTGAAAAAAGCCAACCGTGGGCATGGTCTAAAACAAACATTGAAAGCCTGTCAACTACTGCGTGATACCTGTTTTAAATTTGATGTACATTTAATGCCGAATTTGAAAGGATCAAGTCCTGAAAAAGATATTGAAATGATGGATTACGTTCTTCAATACATTCATCCAGATCAGGTTAAATTATATCCAACGACGACAACACCCTTTACAAAAATTTTAGAAGATTATAAAAATGGTAGTTATGTTCCCTATGGTAATGAAGATCTTGAACGCGTTGTATTGTATTGGTTGACCAATGTACATCCATGGATTCGTAATAATCGTATTGTTCGAGATATTCCAAATGAATACATTATTGCAGGTGTAAAGACATCCAATCAAAAACAAGAGTTTGATGAAATCATGAAAAAACGTGGTATTACATGCATGTGTATTCGTTCAAGAGAGCCTGGTCGTGTTCATAATGACCCGCGAAAAGGTGAGTTGGTAATTCGTAGTTATGAAGCACAAGGAGGAACCGAACATTTCATTTCATGGGAAAGTAAACCAAATGAAATGAATCAAATTCGTGAAACGATTTTTGGGTTTGTACGCCTTCGCATTTCGTTACATGCGTGCACAGATATTTTTCCAGAATTGGAAGACTGTGCATTAATTCGAGAGTTACATGTGTATGGAAATACAATCAAAGTAGATAACGAAAATAATCAACCGAGTGTGAGTTCACAACATTTAGGTATTGGAAAAGCGTTAATGATGAAAGCGAAAGAGCTGGCAAAAGATGCTGGATTTACAAAGTTGTGTGTAATTGCTGGAATTGGAACGCGAAATTATTACCGAAAATTAGGTTTTGAATTGGTAAATACATTCATGATTTTTGGGTGAGGGGTCCCGTAAGAGTTGTGCTAATCAATAGAAAATTAAAACTCATAAAATTGAATTAATCTTTACAAAAACAATAAGAGTATACCATGACTTTTCAAATTTATAAACAATGTTTATTAGGTCTAAAAAACACTAAATTAAAAATTGATACAATGATTAGTAATAAAATTAATGAGCATGATGATGAAAATCGATTTTTAGAAACGATGCAAGAAGTTTTAACCCTTAAAAAAATAGAAGACAACTTGTATAAAGTTGTTACACTAACAATGGAAAACTATTTGAATACTAAAGAAAAAAACATAAAACAGAATAAAAGAATGTTTCAATATATTGAATATTATATTCGTTTGTATAACACATTATTTACGTGTAATCAAGATGAATTTGAACAGTGTTATAATCGTTTAACTATCACTTTTAGACAGTTAGTAGAGAACGAGTTTATGGAAAAATGTTCAGACAAATGCAGTGGTTCGCTATTGTTTACAAAATTAATTGAAAATAAATACGAAGATGAATACAGTGGTATTTGTACTAAATGTAACAAATCCAAATATTGGATGACATTTAATCCAACGCTAACAAAACAAGAATTATTTGATAAATTAATGATTCATACACATATTGAAGATGGATATTTTCATATGCTATAAAGAAAAGTTAGTAACAGGTTAAATGTAAAATTTCTATAATATTTTATAGAAATTTTACCCATACCGGACTTTTTACAGATTGTAACGTTCTTTCATAAAGGCTCGTGTAGATGGACCAGACAATTTTGGTTTGTATTCATTAATCCAATAAGAACGAAATACATCTGATTTCATAAATGTATCTGTAACATGACTCATCCAATTGTATATTTTTTTAGCATATTGTTTATTATGTGTTTCCTGATGATAAATAGTAAATTTAGCTAATTTTGAAAAAATAAGCATTGTAATTTCATTTTCTAAAATAGTATTTCTTACTGTATTATCATCTATTTTTTTTATACCCATCAAGTCTTCATAATAATAATTCATTCCAGGTTTTTCAATAAATAGTTTCAATATATCATCCAATATAATGGTTGATAATTGACTATAATTTTTTATTTCATCTTCTAATTGTGCTTGATGATAATTAATAATTTGAAATGAAAATGCTAATGCTAACACAATTGTACCAATCATTGCCATATAAGGCATAAACACTCTAAATTGTTCTTCTTTATAATATGTATTACTCCAGAAATGATACACAAAAATAAATAAAATCAATAAAAATATTGGGATTAAAACAATTGGGCTATACGGATTAATTGATTCCAACATATTTATTTTATAAATAATAATATAAATGAGTAAAAATATTATCATTATCTTTCTTATAATTATATTAATTGGTTATTTATGCTATCGATATTTTTATAAACGTAAATGTCAACATGAAAAGGTTTTATTTTTCTTTTATGGTAGTCTTCGAGTTGGTCGAACAAATTATAAATTTTTAATGGATCATTTACATAGTGCAAAATTAATAGAAAAAGGTCATACAATTGACTCATCTTTTGTAATGTTTGGATTTACATCAAAAGCATATCCATTTGTAGTTCCAGTTACAGATAAAACAAAAGATTTATTATCTAATTTTCCATCTACTGTAATTATAGGTGAAATTTTTAGCATTGATATCACGGATAAAGAAGGTATGAAAGCGCTTGAAAAATTAGAAGAAGGATATACAAAAAAACATATTAATGTCATGCTTGATTCTGGAAAAATAGTTAATGCTATTTCATATATGCTTGATGACAAAGTTCATATAAAAGAAATCGTAAATAATATACCTAATACTTATTTTTATGTTTCATCAGGTGATTGGAATAAAGCTGGTGGAAAGTAACGAGATCGTTACCTCTTATAAAATTGAAAAATCGGCGTTTTAAATGTCCAAAGGTGTAAAGAAATGGCAATTGCTTTTATCGTAAAGACATTTCCATCTGATATTTCCATAAAAATTTGTAAATATATTCATGAGATGTATCTTTCTGAAGCTCATAAAGAGATTGTTTATATTCAAAAACAAATAATGTATAAAACAGACGAAAATATTAGAGCTATTCAACAACGAGTTCAATATTTTGCAACTACCTTTAGACTTAGTATTACTCGTCTTACAAATTACGAAACAAAAGCAAGTTCTACACAATTAGAATTTATCAATCACATGAACGGACATGATAAAAGTATTATAAATACAAATCTTGAATTTAATGATGATTTTATGGAGTGGCAACGTTGCCATCCTACTATTAAGTTTCGTGATTATGAAGATTTTTATAATCATTATGGTGTTTCTAAAACTATTCTTCCACACGGATTAGTACGAGTTCCTATTATGATATCACAACTTCCTAAATGGGGTCGTTGGTTTCGTGAGATTTCTGGTAAAGAATTTCGAAAAATGTGTAATAAATATGCACCTGGCTTTATGGGTTTTGAAATAATTATTGATGCAAATCGATTTCATGAGGAGGAGTTCATGTCATGATTAAATCAATTATAAAATGCTACAAGAAGTTATTCATTTCTTGTAAAAGTTTTTATTAGCGCGCCTAATCCGGTGTGAGGGATCGGAACCCCTCATTTGAGTTGTAAATCCAACCCAATATACGATCCAATTTGTTTAAATGCAATCACTTTCATAAAAGCAAAAAATGGTTCAAAATCTTCTATTTTCATTCCAGCGGGTTTTTCAATTAATTCAATTGTTGTTTTATCTGAAAAAAATGAAGAATGCTGGTGACTAATCACAAAAATGTTTGGCATCAATGTAAACGTTCCTTGGACATTAGCATGTACCCAAAAGTGTGTGTTGTTTTCAGATACAAATTGTGTACAAATCATTACATAATTCATAACACCACCACCGCTAACTGAAAAAGATGCTTGAATATTTGACCAATCATCTAAACTAGTGTATTTCACATCATTGATATAATTTTGAAAAGTTGTGATTTGATTAGGTGGTATATTCATATTCATGCTCATATGAGTTGTAAATGGTTCCCAATATTTATCATTAACAGTTGCAAGTTGTGTATCCGTTTTATCCATAAATGTTTTATAACCTTGATTAGTTAATTCGTTTAATAATGTGTCTTTTGAAGAAGTCTTGAAAGCACTCAATACATTTTGCACTTGATTAAATGCAGTTGAAATAGCAGTAGCTAATGCAACTAACTGAGCAGAAACAGTTGATAGCGTGAATGCGCCTACTACAATTAGTTTCCACCCTTTCATTTATTTATAATTAATTTATTAATTATAAAATAGTTTCCTTCGATGGGTTCTACCTGGCTATGTCATGTAGTCTGCGCGCATGCCACAGATCTTTGGCGGAGCCCTTAAACGGTATGTAAAAGCTATGTAAAAGCTTCATTGAAATTACCATAAAATATATAAGAAATATTTTTATTGTTATTATAAAATGGAAAAGGCAGATATCAATGTTTTTTCTATACATACTATCTGTATTTGGGTTGTTGCTTTTTTTATGATGGAATTTGCTATGCGTCATGTTTATTTAAATGTAGTTGGTGGAGAAAATTTCACAGCCTTTTCACAAAAGGCCGTACCCCAAAACAGACCAAAACGGCGTTTTTAATACCCTTAAAATTACCCTTATTATAATAAAAATATATTATAAATATGTCAGACCAAAACGGCTG